GTCGGAGCGCGCGAACGCTTCTGTGTTTCGCAGGGCAGCGTGCAACTCGGCCATCGGACACTCGGGTGTTTGATTTACGAAGGGGCGGTCACAAAGGCATGTATCGGACTACCGCTGCTGAAGCAGCTTGGGATCTACCTCGATGCTGCGGGCCTCTGGATCAAATGAGCACGCCCGCGCTTCGCAATTTTGAGGTAAGAACGACGCAGTGCCTTCCTACTGCGCGTCGCGTGGGCGCTGGGGTTTGCCTGCGTCTTTGCACCCGCCAGTTTTTTGAACTGCTTCAAAACCTGACGGTTCAGGTCCTGTTCTTCGTTTGCGTCCATGGTATCCACATCGATTGTGGTTGTCGCCCGGATACATGGGATGTGGAGGTGGTCGCAAATGCCAAGCTCGAAACACTCCGGCGCGCACAGGTATTTGTCGGTGCCGGCCTGCTCGACGAGGTCCGAGAGCAAGTTCACGTTGCCGCTCTTTTCGGACGCCATCTGACACAGCGCCTCGTTCAGCGTGTGGATTTCTGCAAACTCCTCACCGAACTCGCGCATGTTCACCATGCCGATGTCCGACTGGACGCTGTGGATGAGCAGACGACCGTTCGGTGCCATATAGCGCTTGCCCTTCGTGCCGCACGCAAAGATTAGCGCCGCCGCGGATGCCGCCAGGCCGCTGACAACTGTGAGGAACTCGACATCTTTGCAGGACTTCATCAACTCCATGATCGACAGCGCCGCGTACGCGTCGCCGCCCGGGCTGTTGATGTCCAACATCAGCAGCTTCTGGCCGACGTTCACGCAGCGCGCGATCTTCTTCTTGAGGGTGCTTAAAGTCTTGTCGTTGATCTCACCCTCGATCTTGATGGGGGGCACCGGATCAAAGTAGTTGTCAAAGTACAACATGGCTGCACCCGTCGCGCGCTCGTGACAAAGGACGTTGTCCGGCCGCAAGAAAAAAAAAAGTTGAGCGTCCGGAACCACAACCAAATTGCTGGCGTTGTACGCGTGTGCTACAATTACAATGTAAGAATTACAGATCACCATTATAGGCATCCATAGGTAGATATGTTGATTGTATTCATGGTTTTGCTGCGCACTTGATCGCGGTGCGAGCCGTACATACGGTACAAGCTGGATTGATTTCGGGCTCGTCTGCCTCGGCATGTCCGGAATCACAGTACAAAGGCCCAAACTTTTTTGCAATCTGGGTTGCAGTGAGCGTGCCGTCGTTTGAGCCCGTCTTAATTCCTGCCTTCCAGTACACCACCTGAGGAACCTGGGTGTATTGGCGCACCTTGTACAGCGTGGAACATTTCTTGTCTGTGACTCTTTTGTCCTTCTTGATCGTTTCGGCCAAATTGCTGCCGTCGTAGCACGGGTTTGGTAGCTTTACCAAAGGAGCGACATTGTCTACGCAATACTTTCCGCCATCTTCATCGGTATGCTCCGCTTCGCACTGTGAGTGGTACGTATAGACGTACGCAAGCACCGGCTGGTCAACCGCTGTATTTTCGATCAGCAACCGACGGGAGCAGTCGCATGCCGTGTTAATTCCTTGGTTTGGGTCGGGTTCTACACCAAAGATGTCGTAAATTTCCCGTGCCACCGGTTTGCTCGCGCATCTGTAGTTGTACGTTTTTGGTGCGGGCGGCCCGGCCTGCAGACCTTTTGTGTGGTACTCGTCGTTGCCATTTACATCTTCAATCTTGTCCTGGTCCGTAGGTCTACAATCGCATTGCCACTTACCGTCACCATGCGAATTTAAGCACTTCCCGACGCCGCCGCAAATGTCAAGGTTTTTGTCGCATAGGTCGACACACGCTGTGCCAAACGGGTTGTCCGGGTTGCTGCACCGGCAGACGTTGTTGGGATCGCACGACGATCCGCGACACAAGATCTTGTTGATGCCCTTGGACAGCGGATCCAGCGCATAGTCGCAGAAACCGGCGGTAATTGGGTTCGTTTGAGAAAGCGACCTCGGTCCGTATATGCCAAATGAACCATCGGGGTTGTGATTGTGCGTGACCTTGCTCGAGTTACAGATTGCGTTGTCGTGGTTTAGGGTTCCGCAGCCGCACCCTTTTCCTTTCGTTGCCCAAGTCCCGTCAATGCCGCACAAACTGCCCGTCAAAACGACACACTGGCCAACATGTTCGTGCTTCTGACCGTACACAATAACATCAAGCCCCTCCGCCGAACAGTCGCACTGCATCGTGTTAAGGTCCAGCACCGTCTGCTGTCCTTTGATGTCGGGCGTTGCGTTGGCCGCAAAGCACGGGTCGATGTGGCAATGGTATGGGTCGCTCTTGAGACGCACAAAAGGCAAAGCGGCCGGGTCGTTGTGTCCGCCCACAGGGAGGTTCCCGTCACAGTCACAGTGAAAAGTCGGTACCAACGTCCGCTGGTCCACGTCCATTGGGTTGCTTTGGAGAGTCTCCACGTCAAACCCCAAAGGGTTCCACTCGGCACCAACGCAGTCGGCCGCCGTCCCGGAGAGCTGACAGACGTCATTATTCAGATGACAAAACTCGGCAGCGCCCTTTGATTTGTTATGGGCAAAGTACTTGCCGCAGTCCGATTTTAATGGTTTACTGGAGGTGGCGATAAAACAGTTGCCATTGTCCGCGGCCTGCACAAGCTGCGCACCGAGGCACTTGTTCTGACGCAGCCGGTTGCGCGGATCGCTCCCCCCGCGAACGCTGTCGCACGCCCGCCGTGTGCTGCACCGCTTGTCGACGTTATCGTACAGCTGCGGAAACTTGCACTCCTTGCGCCAGCAGCCGCGACCGTCGGGACAGCCCGTCTCCGTCCAGATCACGCGAGTTGTGAACTGGTTGATGTCGCCCACGTTATCCGTGAGCTTGGTGGTGGGCACGCAGTACTTGCCCCCCGGCGGGATTGCAGTTCCGTTCTTCAGGACGACTGAGTCCGATTTCACCTCTTCGCAGACAAACCCGTCCGACCCGCATTCCGACTTGCAGTCCAGCGCCGTGTCGCACGTGGTGGCGCGCAAGAGACACGAGGTTTGCACGGCGGAGCCTTCCGCAATCCCCACGGGCGTGAACCCGCCAAACTTCTCAACGTCGAGGCTCAGGAAGTGGTTCTGGGGAAGCATCGCGTCGCGAACCACCAGGACGAGCCCCACAAGAAGTGACACAACTGTCGCGACATACAAACCCCATCCAAGCATTTTGACAGCACACGGTTTTTATGCTGGTGCAGAAATTCAATTGTCTGAAAAGATACAAACGAGTTCAGTAATCGTCATGGTTGTTAGCGGTCACGTCGCGATCGTACTCAACCAGTATCGTCGCAAGCACCAGTGTCACTAGCACCCCCACCACCACCACCGCAAGATGGTGGGTTGCGTTCATCGACGAAAGAACCGTCTCGAGCACCGTGATGCCCAACAAACACCAGACCACGATCATGCCGACAATGTAGACTCGTCCCGAGTCGCCCATTTGCTGTTTGCGGATAGTCAAGAAAATATTTGGTGCATTAAAACAATGCTCTGGAGGGACCTGTTGTACCAATTAGACCGCGACGCCAAAACTCTGGGACAGGCCAGAGAGCGGTTGATAAAGAACCCACCGCGGCTACGGAGCTATTCCATTGCTCAGGCACACCCCACCGTGACCAAAAAAATGTCATCGTTTTGCCAGCAGGCCGGCGCAAAGATAGACCCGTCCGAAATTGTGATGGCGCTCGGCGTGCAGGATGCGCGTACCGTGGTAAACCTCCTCGACCGACCGCCGACGCAAGAAACGGCCAACACGATTGATCAGATACTGGTCCACGGCCAGAATCGCAATTTTGGGCAGATACCAGAACTGCAGGAGCTTCGGAACTGCGTCGCGTTCGCAATGGACCCGAAAAGTGGCTGCCCGGTGCAGACCGAGCGTTACCAGCGCGCACAATCGCGACCGACTAAGAAAGTTAACCTGGACGCTCTGGGCGACACGGATCACGCACCGGCCAAGCACAAGAAGATCCCGGTTGACTTTGGACGCCACGTGTTTACGGCCGCCATCCAGGCCAGTTGGCGCCACACTGTCAAACTGTGCATTCTACGGTCCGGTAGGTCTAAAAGCGCGCAGGAGCAAAAGAGAATGGTAGACAAGCAAAAGATTGACCTGCAGCTGGCGGCTTTGCAGAATTCCGGCGTCGGGCCAGATGAGATCGAAGAACTCGGTAGGTTGGTCACGCTAAAAGGCCCTACCCCACTCGAGCTGATGCGTGACATTGTGCGGACGCTGAAGGAAGCCAGGGAGTACATTGCACAGCTGCAGCAAGACGAGAGTGCTGGCGTGTCCAAAGGGCTTGCTAAATACGCAAGGTCTGCTCTGCAAGCGGTGGCCGACGTTGTCAGCGATAGGGGGGAGATACCAAATCCAAAAACACAGGCGGATTTGGCCAAGAAGGCCGCCAAGCAAGCCAAGGCCGCGGAGCGCGAGCGCCTGCGCGACGAGAAGGAGACCGCCAAGCAAGCCAAGGCCGCGGAGCGCGAGCGCCTGCGCGACGAGAAGGAGGCCGACGCGGAGGCCGCCAAGCAAGCCAAGGCCGAGGACCGCGAGCGTGCGCGAGCCAAGAAAGAGGCCGACGCGGGTGCCGCCAAGCAAGCCAAGGACGAGGAACGCGAGCGTGCGCGAGCCGAGAAGGATGCCGACAAGAATGCCAAGGCTGAGAAAAGAAAGGTCGCGGGGAAGGCCAAGGCGGAGGAGCGCGAGCGCCTACGTGCCGAGAAGGAGGCCGCAAAGTTGACGCCACAGCAGAAGTATCAACAATGCGTCGATCGAAAAGTCATTCTTGCGCAAGACCAATGCCAGAAAACGCACATTCCTTCGACGGAACAGGAAATTGAGAAGGAGAGAGAGAAGCAGATTCAAAAACAAGAGGCGCACCTGCTGGTGGATCACCGGAAAGAAGCCGAAGCCAATCGTAAGACGGACGAGGAAAAAGCGGAAGCCAGCTCCAGCTTTCTGGACCGGTTGGCGGCCAAGTACGGCGGCGACGAGAGCGACGAGGGCGAGAACCTCATGGACTACGGGCTTGTGCAAGAATGCAAGGACGTGCGACAGGCGTGTGTTGCCGTGGGCCATAAAACCGACAAAGACTGCAACGAGTGGGCCATGTCATCCAAGGACAACCTGGCCGAGCTTGCCCGACAAATTGGCGTCAGCGAAGAAGACATGGAGCACCAGCTCGTTGATTGTACCGCGGGTCCGTACAACGAACATGGCTTTCGTGCCGCCGACAATCTTGAAATGGACGACGAAGAGGGCGATGGTAACGAGACGCTTGTGCTGGACGACACGGAAGAGATCGACGAGATCGACGAGGGCGACGAGGGCGACGAGGGCGACGAGGGTGATGAGGGCGACGACATGTGCCAGCCCGTCGAAGATTTCTGCAGGGCACGCGGGTACAACGACGAGGACTGCTTCGACGAAGTATCGGCATCCAAAGCTGTGAAACGGGACATGGCGCAGGCTTTGGGCGTGACAGAAAGCACCATCGACGAAAACTTGGAGCACTGCATTGGCCCCCCGTACGACGAACACGGAAACACAAAAGACGATGAAGACGAGGAGGAGGACGACGATGACTTTTTGCCCAACGACGCGGCGGAAACCGACGACGTCGGCATGGACGACGACGACGATGTCGACATGGACGACGACGACGACGATGTCGACATGGACGACGACGACGACGATGTCGACATGGACGACGACGACTACGGGGACAAGGAAGACGAGGGATATAACGAGGATCAGGACCACTCGGAGGCCGAGTACTTGAAGTCAACTGCGGACATCCGTGGTCAAATGAACCCGGTGGCAAAAAAGCTGCCAAACAATGTACCCGAGGCCGTAAAGGACGTACCCGAGACTCCCTTCGACGGGTTGGAAGACGGGCTAAAAAAGACCCTGCAAGAGTCGGTCGGCGCGCCCCGCATGGAAGACGCCGAGGAGTACGAACAAGAGATATTGGAATTGCAGCGCGGGGAATGGAAGGATCATGTGGACGCACTGGCGCCCGAGGAGCTGAAGGCCGAGCTGGACGAACTGACTGACGATCTTGGCCAAACGGTGTATTGGAATGCAGTAACTACGACCATGACCGAAATGAATATCGACGAAAACACTAAGCTGTCGGCCGAAGACAAACTCGAATGGGATCGTCGCACGGTGCTGTACATGTGGGCGCAATCAACCCGGCAGGAATACGACAATACCAACGAGTCGATGGACGAACAAGAGGCGCAGGATGAGCTGGATGATCTGGACGTGGAAAACCGGGGGTTCTTTGCGCGCTTGAGTCAGATGGTGCCCGGGAACGGCTATTAATTCGGCGACCGCAGGACCTTGAACCGCTTTTTCATCAATGCATCGATGGTAGCACCTGGCCGGCTTCTCTGCAATGTTCCTCGGGTTGCCATACGTGGTAACAGTCTTGACCACGAGCACGTACGAGTTTTCGTTCTTCCGTCGAATGGAACGACTTTGTTCGGCAGTCGTCGGACTTTCAACCATCGGCTGCCGCCGTTTTTCGTTGTCCTACTGTGCCACAAATGCCCGTATCTGCCGTACAGCCAGCAGTACGCGGTTGCTCTTCGACGGCTCGGGCGGGCACAGTATTTGTAGTAACAACGCAAAATTTTTGTTGCTTCCACATTCGCCTCATTGCGGCCAGCTGGCAGCCGGTCACATCCGTGAGTCCTGGATTGGGTAGCATTTATACACGTTATTTTTTTGTCAGCGGGCATGCGGAGTCGACGGGATGAACTCCCAATCCAGTTCTGCGGAGATTTTAGCAAAAATCACGTCCTGGACCTGTAGCTTCTCGCGCCCGCGAAGCAACTGGAAGTGTAGCATTGGCACGTTCTCGACACCCAGCAGCTGCAGAAACTTAAACAGCGTGTACGAGTAGGACAGCATGTTTTTCCGGTTCCCCTTGTGCTTCTCAAAGCTGGGCTGGATTTGAATAAACATGATCCGGCAGCACTCTTCCAAGTGCGGATGCAGCCGCGGCGACGGTTGACCGGTGAGACGGCACACAATCTGCGTAACGTGCTCGTAGGCCTTGCGCAGTCGCAGCTTCTTCAGCACGTCGCGCACAAGCGGCAGCGTAATTTCATCGGGCGAAGAAATGCGGCGACGCAGCAGCTCGTCGATCACCAGCCGCAGGACCTCGTCGGACACGGCGTTGTTCTCGCGCGCCTGGATCTGCGCGAGCCAATCGTTGAAATGGTTGACCCGCTTGTAGCTGAACGAAGAGAACTCCAGCTCGTGGTTGTACTGCATGTTGGCCGTCGTGCTGTCGATATAAAACCGGCACGCCCCGCACCGCGTGCACGTGGCTTGGGCCTTCTGGTCCACAACCACCATGGGCTGCTGGCACAGGTGGCACATCTCGTCTACCTCGATTTCCGGCATGGCCACGGAGCCTTCGAACAGGGTCAGGTACTCCTCAAGCATCTCGCGCTTCGTCACGCCGATCTCACCGTGCTGGTCGCGGCCGCGCGCCGATTGCGTACCCGGAATAAGCGCAGGCTGGTTCTTGTGTCGCTTTGCCGCGAGTAGCGCGTCGCCGGTCCCCTTGTGGCGCTTGCGCGCCGGACGTTCGTCCTGAAAAAGAACGACGCGGTTGGCTTCCAAAAACGGCTTGATCTTACGCTCGTAGTTTTTTTCCAGACGCCCGGTGTCAATGTCCAAGATTGCCTGGTAGTAGCGTTCGATGCTATGGTGGAGCCGGCTGCGCTCGACGTGGTTCATCGGGTTCGCTTCGAGCGTGACGAGAAGCTGGCGTGCCTCCTCTAGCTTTGACCGCAGCTTGGGAAGCTGTGAGCGGCGCAGCTTAAAGTACTCGTTCATTTTTTGAATTTCTTGCTCCATTGGACCAGCTTCGCCACCCAGCGGGGCGCTGTTGTTTGTTTTAAAAAAAACTTTTGCGAAGGAGTAAAATTTTACAAGACTACGATCGATTCGTATCTAGCAGGGCACGCATAAATCGCAGCATGTCTTCGTTGGAGAGTCGCGAGGCGGCGGCGACAAGGCCCTCCACCCCTTCCCCGGCATCCCCGAGCACCGCTGCCAGGTAAAACACAGCGAAGGCCCCCTGTAGAATCATGCAGTCCATGCGGTCCGTGATACCGCCGTGCCTGCGGTACGCAGACGCAAATAATAAGTGGCGCGACGTCGGTATGCGGGGCTCTGAGACTCACCCAGGTATCGTCGCACCAAAGTCCTTGATTTCGTAGGCGCGCTTGAAGCCGCTCGCCACAAATCCGCCGAACGGCGCCACCGTCGATGCAAACGCTGCGAGTGTCATGGTGTGAAGCTGCACCGGACAGAGCTCGACCGACACGCCCGCTAGCGCATAGTTTTGCGGGGCAAACAGCTGCGTCGCTTCCTCGCACCAAGTCGGGGCGGCGGAAAACGGTATAAGCTGAAGCCCGTCCGGAGGGCACGCTAGCCAAGAGTGCAACACGGGGCACGACGCTAGAGCCGTCCCAAGCAACGCGCCCATCGAGAGCGTCAGCAGTGCCCCGCCGCAAAAACCTTCCCAGGTCTTTCCCGGCGACACGGCAATTAAGCGCGTCCGGGCGCCCGGAAAAAAGGACCCGCATACCATCGCCGCCGTATCGTTGCAGATAACCAACGATGCCGGCACCAGAAACCAGATCATGCCGCGGTAGAGGTTGTGGATGTGCGCAAATGCTGGCAAGACAAGCCCAACGAGGCACGTGTGGCCGCACGCCAGCAGGGAAAACTGGTAGTGGTACCGGTCCTTGCACAGTGAAAGTACAAAGCTTATCACCGCAACCAGGTACACAGTGTAGACACGGCAAGCGGCTGTGGCGGGGGCGCCGTGTAGCTCTGCCAACCCGCGAACTTGCGTCGACCCGGCAAACACACCAACGCAGTAGAAGCTCCACGTCGCGCGCCAGTCTGCTGTCTGTGAGGCCACAAAGCTGTGTCGGTACGCAAGTGTATGGATTTGCACAACCTCCTTAAACATGGCAACCGTCAAGGCAAGGACGAGCAGCGTGCAGTAGAAATGACCCGCGGTGACAATAATGCAAAAGCCACCGATCATAGCGGCGCCACTGGCGCATCGCGCGCGAAACTTCGCGGTGACAGCCGATGGGGCCTGCATGTGGTACGCGAGGCAGAGAGATAAAGAAGGTGTAAAATGTGACAAAACTTTAAAAAATTTTTGACAAAAAATGAAAAAGTGACAAAAATGAAAATGTGACAAAAACCGTAAGTTGCTCACACGACAGACCGTCGTGCGCCACCAGAAAACCGCAATCATGCCCACGTGCAAGATACACGCCGACCCCGCCTACGTGATCCACAGCCTGTACGCTGCAGTAGAAGCATGCAAGGAGCTTAACCAGCCGTACCACGAGGTTTTTACTGGATGGCTGCAGGCCTTCCCGTGGGACAAGATATCGGTCGCGGACCCTCTTTTCAGCATGTTGCTGTTCCGCTTCGTTGACCTCAACATCGCGCACGGTTCCATTTCGGAACGCGGAAAATCTAGCGTGCTCTACTACGGGCTGCAGAAGATCCCCAAGTGCCACGGTGCAATGCACGCTTACCTGAAACGCGAACTTGCCTTCTCCGTCGTCCAAGCCCAGGAGGACGAGTCCGACATGGAGGAGATGGCGCGTTGCGCAGGGCTTGATGGCGACGGGCCTTTGTCGTACGAGACATGCAAACAAGCGATGCCCGGGCTGTCGTTCCGCGAGTGGCTGGCTGTGATGTGTAGCCAAGTACAGAAAGACATACTGACTGTGATGGGCTTGCCCGACTACGGCGAAACAGGCCGGATTGCACTGAGTGAGGAGGAGGTCATCGACCTGTCGGTGACGTCCAAGGGTGACATTCTCGTCGCGACACAGAAAACGTTCCGCGGCCTTTCTCGCGATAGCATCTGTCTGTCGTACGCCACCCCTGCCGAGGCCGATGCCATTGTCGTGCACCATGACAAGACGGACACGGTGTACATCATCCTGGCGCGCGACCTGCCGGCACCGCAGAGCCGTTTTACTGTCGCGGGGCCGTTCAACGTTCCATCCCTGTCCTACTGCTGGGAGATCGCGAGCACTGAGTGTTGTATGCACGAGGGGCGTTCCAAGTTCTTGAGGACGTTATCAAAAATTGACTTGGATAAGTACACCATGCAGCCGCGCGCCGTCCTCTTCATGAAGAGAATGTGCAAGTATTACAGGATCACACCACCGCCGTCTTTTGTGGGCGACGTGCTTGACTGCGTGGGTCATATTTTTTAGTGTCATGTATAAATGAAGTGCACAGTCACGCATCGCACCACAGCGCAGAAAGTGCGTCTTGCCGTCACTGCTTGTCTGCTAGGCGCGATGACCGTCGCTGCGGCAGCCGTGGAGTATTTTGGCATGGTCACGCTCAAGACGTGGGTGTTTCTCGCGAGCGGCGCCGTTTTTCTCTGGATTGCCTCCACGTTATTGGTTTACATCGCGCTAACGTCGTTTGTCGCCACGCCGTTTGTCGACTGGATCACGTCCTCATCCTCCACGAAGTACGACGCGCCCGGCGCCCGCAAGTTGATGATCGCGTCGGAACCCTGCATCGAGAAGGCGCTAGGCATCGCCGGAATGTTATCAGGCCTGGTCGTAGCAGTGTTGTTTGTGCAATTATGCACCACTGGGAAACCAAGAGGATCATGAATTGAGCACCACCGCGATGCCTACAAAGAGGACGGCGTATGAGCTCAAAATCAGAGCAAACTGCTTTGCGTCGACTTTGCGGTGGTAGAATTTTTTGTTCATGGCGTACGTTCGGCGGAACGCCACCGCTTGCGATACAAACATCAGGAAGGAAAATACAGTGGCCATAACGCCCTCCAGCTCCTCCTCGCGCGACAGGGACGCCGCGGGAGCGCCGCGGTGATCCAACCACTCCACAAGGCCGGCAATGCCGACTAAGCCCGACGTGATCAGCGAGAAGAGTGTGATCACATGCCCCTCGCGCTCCATTTCGCCCATGGTTGCCCACATATCACTGAGCAGGTAAAAACCGACGACAAAGAAGAATCCCTTCGTGGCAATACTTCCGTCAAAATGGTTACTAATGGATTGCAAGGCATCCATTCCGGAGTTTTTTAGGACGCAGGAAAATACGGAGCTCTGGTGTTTTTTGGGTTCCTGCGTAAAGATGAACAGTCAAGGTAGCTTTCAGTCGCCGGCCGTTTTTCTGGTGTACGCATCCATTGTTGCACTGTCGTTTGTGGCATCGGTTCTTGACGACTCGACGTTGCGATGGGAGACCAAGCGCTCACTGGCCCCGTTTTTGACCGGAATTTTGTTTGCGGTTGACATTGCGCTGATGCTGTTTGACGTCCAGGACGCCGCGTTGGTGATCGGCGTGCGCGTCCTCGAGATTGCGGCGCTGATCAACTGGTTTCTGTCTTCCTTGGTGTACGCCGCGCCAGAACAGCGCTGCAACCAAGGTTTTGTGCTACCCGTCGCGGTGGCGGCGCTCTATTTTGGGTTTCTGGCCGGCGAGCTCAACAATGACAACAACTTTGCGGAAAAGATGGCAAAGCGCAAGCTGGTCAAATACCTTTCGCAGCACCCAATGACCTTTGTCAATGCCATGGCGGCGTAAACTTTTCGAGGTGTCCATTTTCGACACAGGACTAAAGACGTCGCCGATGCGCGAGCCCGTGGTGACGCCGTTGGATCAGGCAGAGCCTTGTCCTATCTGCTTGGCGCGCGTACCGGACACGTTCATGCGCCCGTGCGCGCACGGACTGTGCCAGCAGTGCGCGACAAGGATGATTGCGTACTATGGCTGGCCGGTCGTATGCCCACTGTGCACGCGCACAGCAGTGCAGCTTGTGACGCGCACGGATCACGCCATTGTTCTGCGCAACGCGCGCCAGGATCCGCCGGCGCGTGTGCCGCTTTGGTTTAGTGCCACATTACTCTTTGCTCTCGGCTTCTGGCTTGGCAAGTTCCTGCACTTTCCGCTGGCTGAGTAAAACCACTCGTGCTAAGTTTTTTTTTACTCCCACACGCGCGGTCACGCATGGTCGCACAGACCGTCATGGTAGTGCAATTTGACTTTGTCATCGACAGCAACCCTCGTGTGATCCGCGTCCGCAAACCTTCCGCCACGCATGCGATCCGCGCGCACGACCTGGCGTTGGCCACCTGTCGCGGTGTGCGCACTTTTGGTTTCTTTAAGGTGCATCACCCTCTCAACAGCCTGCAGGTGTCCGTGATGAATAGGATGGAGATATTCTACACCGAAGAACACCTGCGCGTGCTCTGCCAGCTCGTTGACCAAACCAGCACTGTGTCTTTGCGTACGATGGACTGGCTGGTGACGTCCTACGCAAAGTCGCACGAGATCTTCACAAGCGCTGACAGGCAATACAACATGCACGACCACTACAAGCTCTTCCTTGCCAAGTACAAGCGTCGCAACTTTGACCCGTTCCGGCGCTCCAAGCGCAAGGTCGGCGGCATTAACGTGCAGTACGACGTGTCGTTTGTGCACGGAGGCGTAGACTATCACACCACCGTCGGTCAGCTGAATTTTGTGGCCTGGAGCCTCCGGAATGACGTGTACAAAGTCGCGGTCGAGAACAAGGGCGCAATTGACGAAGCGATGGCACATGCGCTGCGTGCCAAACGCTCTTTGGTGGCGACTCCGAGGTCCGGCCAGACTTCGTACAAGCTGGTGAGCGCATTCCAGGTGGAGCACACAGTGGCGCTCGTTTGACCGACTGTGAGGATTTTCGCGCTGTTGACAAACCGATGCCTACGCGCATCCAGCTTACCAAGTTTGACGTAGCGAGTTGCAAGCCGTACACGACCAACATCTTAATTGGCAAGCGCGGGTCCGGGAAGTCCGTGCTGCTTCGCGACATCATGTACAATCACCGGTCGTTCCACGACATCGGCATCTGCTGCACGCCGACGATGGAGACTGCGTCCATGTTCCGGGAGTTTGTACCCGAGAGCCTGATCTACAACGACTACAACGGCGCCGCGCTGCAGAAAATCGTGGTGCAGCAGCGCATGCGACAGGAGGCGGGCAAGCACGTCGACCGAATCTTTATTGTCTTAGACGACTGCGGTTACGAAAAGAACATGTTCTCCTCCAAGAACACGGCGATGCGCGACATCTTTATGAACGGTCGCCACTACAAGATCACGCTGTACATCTGCCTGCAGTACTGCGTCGACATCCCGCCGGCGATGCGCGCCAACACCGACTACGTCTACGCTCTGCGTGAACCGGTGACGGGCAACCAAAAGCGGCTGCACGACTTTTTTTTCGGGATTGTCGACACGTTCGCCAACTTCAAGAAGATCTTTAACGCCGCCACGACCAACTACGAGTGCCTGGTCACGGCGAACACCGGTACCTCGTCCAATGCGATGGAGGACTGCCTGTTCTGGTACAAGGCAAAGGCGCAGCTGCCTCGGTTCCGCTTGTGCAACGAGCGCTACTGGCGACTGCACCAGATTTACTATCGCACCAACAGCGAGATGCGCGAGCGCCAGGCCCTAAACGGCGCCAACAGCGCGCCCACGGAGGGCAAGATCGAAATTGTCGAAAAAAAATCGTGAGATGAAACAATTCAATCGCGATGAGTGACGATTCCCAATGCACACTGTCGGAGCATTGCAATGGGGTCAAGAAGTGCGCACGCACGACTACGGGAACACAGCGGCAATACTGGGACAAGCTCTGTCAGGCTCAGCGTCAACGCAGGACCAAGTTACCGCCGGTACACCAGCCTACGACGCCGGCGCCGGTTGAAGAGATACTTGAAAGCCTTTTTTCTTCGTTACCCTTGGTGGTTTTACAGGGTGCATCACAGTCAGCCTTGAAATGGTCTGCGAAAGCGTTTGCCAAGAACCTTACCACAGGCGCTGTACGGAGAGCGATGTCGGCCAAGTTTATGGAGGACAATTCGACCAAGGAGTTGATTGAGCAACTCGAGAGCAAAAGCATCGATTATACTGCGCGCAATGTATCGCTGCTATGCAAGGCTGCGCGCGAAGAGTTGGCGGTGCGGGGCGTCACCCTTGACGAAAATTGGTTGGTTTCAGTCGGATCAATGATGTCGCTGGGCGGTTCGAAAGCAACGATTGAAGCCGCGGAGTTTGCTGCTAAGTTGGCCCTCGGTGCGGAGTCTGTTTTTAGCAACGCCCTGGTAATTGTACAGGTGCTGGGTATGGTCGCGGACGTGGTCGACCCGTGCGGCCTGAACGAGCAGGTATCCGCCGCGTCGTTGCAGCAACTTTCGGCCGGCATGAACGAGGCCTTTCGTAACTCGGTGCTGTCTGCGCTTGAAAGTGTCGCGGCCGACTCCGGCGATATCTACATGGAAAAGGGGTACCCACTCAAGGTCGACCTGATGAACAACCCGCAGGTGGTTAAACTGCGCAACACGCCCGAGATGCAGACCAAGCGAGCACTGTACGTCGCCGAGTACTTGAACAAGCTCAACAGGAACAACTACGGCGATGCCATAACACGGCATCCGCAAGGAAACCTGATTCAGGCCGAGACGCGCCGCGCGCGGCTGGTCCGTGAGGTGAGCCTGTTCGTGTCGAACGGCAACACAGTCATCGCGGCGTCGGTTAGGCGCTGGCTGCCGCTGCTCGTCGTCCTGGTCGTTTTCGCTGTCGCTTTTTTATTTGTGCTATTCAAATAAACACGGCGACATGTCGGGGCTCACCTACGACGACCTTGCCAGTGCGATGGCGTTCGCGGACAACCAGATCGCGCTGGACATCTGTAAACCAAGCACAACCGGGCAGTGCGACGCAAGCTCGGAAATCAGCAAGATTGTCTGTCCGGAAACGTCCTGTGCGGCCGTCAAAAAAACGTTCCGGATGCCCACGTGGCAGCCCGTAATAATTGATACAAACAAGGCTGCCGCCGAAGACGTCGCCCTGGAAATCACACAACAGGATATATGCACCGCGCTGTCAAATTTTCCGTTCCCCGATAACAGCTGCACGTTTAAGAAGCCGACAAAAACTGAGAACGGCTATTACGAGTGGCACGTGAACGCCGGGGTCTGCGACACCAACCGGTCGTGTATGGATGACAACGACTGTAGCGGCACATCAAACATGTGTTTTGGCGCTATCAAAAGTCCCAAAAAAATGGGCAGCTGCCGCGTGAACGGCAACGGACAGTCCTGCAGCGGCAACCAGACGTGTAATGCGAAAGGAGAGTGTGAGGGGTGCACAAACAACAGCGAGTGTCCCGGCTCCGCATTTTGTGTAATATCTCCTGGAAAAAACGGCTTTTGTTCTCAGGATTCCGGTATGTGCGTGATGGGCAACTCCGTCCTCAGGCAGTACTGCGAGAACGTTTCCTGCCGCTGCGCACAGGGAGACCGGTCGTGCGAGGCGACCCTCAAGAAGGCTGGGGGCGGCGACGACGTTCCTCCGTTTAAGTACCACACGGAAGACGGCAGTTGCACCATCACAAAGGATTACTGCGCATGGTTTGGTGGAAAATACACCGACGGGCTGTCGGGGGACAGCCCGCGACCGTGCACTTCAGACGTTAATTGCCCGCAGAATTATTCCTGTGTGGGCGGCGCTTGCAGCGGTAAAGATTCTTCCTGTGCCGTGCCTGCGACGCAAGACGCCGCGCAGTTTGTGATCGGCAAAACGCTCTACGCTGCATTCTTTGCCGACAGCAAAGCGGTGCGCGAACGCTGCCGCGGAAACATTTTCAACAACTCAAGCCAGGTGCGGCTCCCAGACGAAGTGGCCGGTGCGTGTCACTCGTTGATACGCAGCCTCCGCGAGACCCCGTTGCCTCCGAGCGTTGACACAATCTTGCCCCGCCCGCGGGACCCAATCCCGATGTGTCCGCACTACGCCGGAGGAATGACCGTCTACGGTTGGGAACTTGAGGACGGAGGCCGCCACATAGGGTTCTTACCGGACGAGATGCTGCGCGCGTTTCCAAACGCTTGCACGGACACCATACAGGGCGTGCGGTTTCGTGCCGAGCTACGCGATACCGGGTCGTCTCCGGGTCTCAAACGGGTGTACACGCTTGTATGTGCACAGCGGTCACTGATTTCTTCAATCTTTGGTAAATAAATATGTTGCGATATAAACAAAGGTTTCTGGGCCATGGTGGCAAGCGCCGACACCGCCGAAAAAACCCTAGGCGGGTACCAGTTTTTGCGCTCCGACTCTGACTGGTGCATCACGGCGCTGTCCTCAAACGACGAGGACGTCGCGCGCTTCTGCGCGTCGTACGACTCCTTCGTGGAGGACGCGTTTGACCGTAAACTGCAAATCAAAATTTTTCTCGATCTCTCGGAGATGCTCACGGCGGTGAACATGTCGCACTGTATGGACATTGTTGCGGCCCTGACTCAGAACGAGCCCAAGAGCAAACACATCGTGCAGCGCATGGTCATCCTGCTGCCCGCGTCGGAGCGCTCGACGGTTGCCGTTGCCGTTCTGCGCACGGTGCTCGGGGTAATGCGAAGTAAGCAGTCTTGCCCCGTTGTTGTGTTGACCGATCGCGAGCAGTCGCAGAAGCTGCACAAAGCAAAAGTGCTGAATATTTCGCACCGTGTCCACTTTGTCTGAGTCGGCAGCACAGGTTAACTTTTTTTTTAAGTGCAAGCGGGCACCGCCTGACTTACGCGCTCGACTGCCATGCCCGGGTTCAGTCTGTCCGCACAGCTTGCGAATCTCTGTACTGAGGAGCGCGCCGCCGCCGAAGTCAATCTGCAGGCGCTGCGCGATGCCACCAGAGGAGCGCTGCGTGACGACTCGCGCATCGCGTGGGAGTACGCCATTGGCAACGTCCCGCGCGAGCCCAAAGACATCGCACAGGAGATGATGCTGGTTGACGCAATCCACAACAAGACGCCGTATGGCGCGACGATCGAGAACGACATGAAGAAGACGGCGCAGAAACTGCGCGACGAATACCAGCTCTCGTGGAAGGCGACGTGGAACCTCACAAAAAAGTACGAGCCAACCGTGCTAAAACTGAGACATCTGCAGACTCTGTTTCCGGTCAGCGGCGGACAAACACAGCAGTGACCGCCGCCCCTACCGCGACGAACGCACCGGTCGCAACCGTTGCGGGGTGCTGCAAACCAAACCGACGGAAAGGCGCGCTATCCAGCAGCACGAGCGACACGACCAGGACCAGCATCAGCGCGCTGTACTCCCACCGGTCGTAAAGCCGCCAGACCGTCGTGCGGTCGCCTTCCGAAGGGGGCTGGCCGACTTGCGCGTTGACGCGTTTCTCCAAAACGTAAACCGACGCGGTGTTGGAGATTGTGAGGAACACGACGGTGACAAACAATACCACCGTGCTGACTGCGTATACGTCGCCGTCAGTCATCTTTGTTTGTGTAAACAATTTTAGCGGCTCCACATTTCAAACCACACTAAATCAAGTCGTTCATCACGACGCTCTTGATTGCCCAGATCACCAAGACCAGCGATAGAACAAGCCCCGAGAGCACGAGCCCGTGCCGCGCCAGCTTGGCCCACAGGCTGTCGGACCCAAGGCTCAAGCAATCGCCGCAAAGCTGGCTCGCGGCGCTCCAAAGGCTCATTTCCACACGTTGGAGCTCCTGGTTAGACTTGAGACCCGGGAAATTCTTTGAGTGGCACGCGTCGCTGCAAAATTTCCCGGGTGTGCCGGTACAAAAATCGCTGTTGAGATCATTGGTCGCTTTTGTGACATTTTCAAAGGACACCCGCTGGTTTGGTTTGGTAGCGGAGTTAGATGCGGTTCCTGGATTATTCCCGCCGGCAACAAATGTCAGTTTTTGCTGAACAATAAATGTCGTGTCACTTGTTTGACATTCCTTGATTGTTTGGCTACCTTGACAGATAGCGCACTGTGACACGGTGTCCTGCGTTGTGTGGAACGGGTTACTCTGTGGTGAATTAACGTCTGTCATTGCGGAGCACGACAGTGGCATTATCTTGCACGATGTAGCTGAATTACTTGTCATGTTTTTAGTGCGAAGCCAGCACCCATTCCTGGCATGTTGGACGGATTTAAGGAAGTTGTCCAAGTTGATGAGGCCCTGCTTTGCTTCTTCGAACGCAACACCTATGCCCAGCGCAGCCCCGGAAGCAATGAAAATCTGTGTAAAATGCGCCCCCCAGTCTGTCCCACTTTTAAATCCATTGGCGGATTGGTTTGCGATAAAATTTCTTACGCTTGACTGCGTGTCTGCCATTTCCTCCCTCATCTCGGCAATTGCTTGCTTGGTGATTGTGTTGAGCTCTTTGATTGCACTGTTGACGGACTCCGTCGAATCCGCCGTCGTGGTACCGTCCACTGGGTTTTTCAATGGGGTATCTGTTTCAAAAGTTTTAACATAGTTACTTTTTGAAATGGCTTCACTGACGCTTTTGAATGATGTTTTCATCTCGGGGCTGATTTCGGTAACCCCGCCCATGAGGTCAAGAAAGGTCTTTCCACCAACTCTGTCGCCTTGCAACAGCGACGTTTTGACATCCGACATGTCAACCCGATTGTCACCTTTTTTGAAGAACACCCCGTCTTCATCCCCCTCAAACTCAAAATCCGTTGGCGTACCGTTGAGCAATTTCATCCAGTTTGTGAATCCGTTTTCGCTATGAAGACTATCGGTAAAACTGGCTGCAAATGCTTGGTTTGCGTCTTTCTGAGTCGCAATAACGCTGCCATCGGAGAGGGTTTCCATTGCGCTCTTTTCGGCATCGAAAAAATCTTCGAGAAGCTCGGCCATGATATTTGCTGTAGGACAAGATTTTAACAGGTCAGTTGTGCTCGCCGACGTTTGCCGCAGCTTCGGCAAAGTGCAGGTACCAGGCGATCACCGCGGGATGAACCGACCGCAGAAGTTCTCCCGACGCGTGAACCTGGTTGCACTGCTGCCATGCGGTCTCCAGAGACCCGACTTCGGACTGGCAGTGCAACACAAACGCTTCGAACCAGTCCGGCAGCGGCATGATTTTTACAGCCCACGATTTTTATGGGGTCTATCCGCGGCAGGATGCACGCGCAGGTCCGCCTGGCTGTGCGCAAACGTACAGCCGTCCCCGAAGCGGCAGCGCCCGGTCTGGAAGTGGCTGCACATCTTGGTCCGGTAGACAATGCACAACTCCGTCGGGTGCGTGGACTCGCCGCACAGGGCGCACGAGCGCTTGCACGACGCAAATTTGCGAAAGAACATGTTGTATTCGTCCTGGGTCAGCAAAAATTCCACGCACGGTGCGCTCGCCCCCTCTTCCATTTGCCTTGATACGGAAACTTCTGCAATCTTTTCCGACGCCCAACTAATGTCCGGACGCAGGTGTACCGACCGCACGTGGCTGCTGGTGCCGACACTCGCGGCGCGGCTGGTCTACGCGGCGGGGCTGGTTGCGCTCGCGCGGCGCGTCTCGGGGGAGCTGGCGGTGCTGCTGCTCGCCGAAGCGCTGCACTGGTTGACGCTGGCCAACTTGCAGCGCGACTGCGCGTTCTTGTACGAGCGGCGGTTTGAGGTCGTGTGGATAGCGAGCGAGCTGGCGTTGGCGGCATGGGTGCTGCTGCTGTGGGCCGCACCCGGCCTCACGGGAGCCGCGATAGCAGTCGCGACTGCGGCTCTGGCCATGGTATTTGTCGACACTGCCGCGACCGGTGATCACATCGCCGCGCTGCCGTGGGTGACGGCCTACGTCGTCTTTCAATCGGTCGGACTCATCGGCGTGCGCTAACGCGCCGATCAACACGCGCGCGCGGTCCACAGCAGGATGCCAGCCGTGGTGGCCCACAACCCCGCCCAACACAGGTGGATGCGCGTGGTCCTCAGTAGAACGCACTGGGTGCGGTCGCAGAAGTACCATCGGCCCGGCGGCTCGTACCTGTGGCTCGTGTTGCAGCTGGGGCAGCTGGGTTTCAGATTGTCGCACGCGACGGGGTCGGTGACGCCCCAGCAGCAGACGTTGTCTTCAATGTCGCGAAACGGCACCGGGTGGTGATCGACGTGCCAGCCGCTCGCGAGCTCGCGGCCGCAGTGGAAGCATTTGTTGCCGGTTTTGGCGGACACCGCGGCACGCTGCGCCTGCGTAAAGGTCGGCCGTCCCATGCCCCGGTCTCGCTGCGCACCGGCCCGACACGGAGGAAAAAAAAAATTGCGGCTCCGTAAACCGACCATGCGAACTCCCGTACCGGTCAACCCGAGGTTGCGGATCGGCCGCCGCGGGCGCAACGTTGCCCTGCCGTGCTTTGTGATATACGTCGGCCACCGCGACCCGGCGCCCGCGGACACATCGCTTGAAGCGACCATCCGCGGTATCCACACGGCGCTGCCTCTGGCGCTGCGCACGTACCACCGGTACCTGGACGTCGTGTCGACGCTGCCACCGGGCTGGTGGGTGCTGATCGACTGCCGGCGCCGCAAGGTCCGCGCGGTGCTGTGCATTTTGCACATGGCTGTCTCGACCGACCAGGGCTACGGCGTGTGCGTCGACACCGTCAACGTGTCCGAACGCAGCCGCGCGTTCCTGCGGAAGCGCGAGCGCTTGCTCGCGCCGTTCATCAAGCAGTTCCGCGAGACGTACCTTGCCCAACAAGACGAGAGCAGGACAGGCCCAGGACGTACAGGCTGACCACGGCGCAGAACACCAGCGCGGTGAGCTGGTCTTGGACCGGCACCCCTGAGCAGCGATCGGCCGTGCTGCATCCGTGGCACTTCTGTGCGCCGCGCACGAAGGGCTTTTGCGAGACTGACATGCGGTAGCCTTCGGGGACTTCGACGCGGGTGCCCTTTGACAGCCAGCGGTTTAGCATTTGTTGTGCATTGAGATTTAATTGTAGAGTAAAACACATCATTGGGCCATGCGGCGGTACACCATGGGCCCGCAGACGACGGTTGCAAAGACGGCGATGCCAATCGCAAACACGGTTTGAGCGTCGGTACCGTCGTCGTTGTGGACAAACGAGGGGGACGAGATGAACAGCAGCACCATTGTAACGAATGCGACGGCGCCGCCGACCGCAAACTTGTTGTTCGACAGCGACACCCAATCGATGGCCGCAATCTTGGCGGACAGGCTGTCGTCCGGACCGGCCGCCGGCGAGGCGAACGAGCGCGTGGGGCTGGCGCCGCCCGCGGCTCCAAAGCCGGGAGGGCTCGGTCCGGGGCTCGCGTACCCACCGGGGCTGGCGGTCGGGTACGGCGCCGCCGGGGCGCCGCCAAAGATTCCAAGCCGGGGGTCGTGTGCTGACATTTTACCGACCCGCGAAATCAAAACGAGAAAATTACCCGAGGTGTGTACATTCACGTTTACGCGCGCGCCGCGACCGTCACCGCCGGGCGCTCGCCGCGCGCGGCGTCGCGCGCCTTCTTCGCGCGGCGCTGCACAACCTTGTTCACCCTCGCGTAGAACCCTTCGTACGAGCCATCGCTCAAGGTCAGCTGAGAGAACGAGCACCCCCACGCCTCCAGCAGCATCGCAACCTCGGGTTTGAGCGTCGACCCGCCGGGCGCGGAGTGCAAGCCCTTGCCCGTGATTACCTCAAGGCCGCTATGGCGCTTCTTGTCCACGCGCATGCCGATCACCTTGGCGCGCAGCACCTCGCGGACGCTCTCTACGTCTTTTGTGTGCAGGTTGATGAAGTCCTGCGCCTCCTCCAACGGAGCAGCGCGCGCTGCCTTCGCATGCGCGGCGCGGTCGGCGGAGGCGCGCCGGTTCTGGCGGAGCAGGTCGGGGTCGGTCTTGACCTGGTCGCACCACGGCACCGGCGCCTCGTCCTGCTCCTCAGTGTGGGACCGCGGCGTGCGTTGGTCGCGCCGTTTGGGCTTGCGCGCCTTGGACTTGGAGACGCGGTAAGCCGGCGACGTCGGCGCGTCGCCGGGGGGCGACGCCGGGACGTGCGACGCCCGCGAGGCAATGCCGTTCTTGGCCTGCCTGCGGTCCTCGTTGCGCTGGTGGCGCGCCATGATAACCTCGGGCGCGGTCGCCCAGTGCGTGAACAATGCGCGCAGCTTCGACCTCGCGCGCATTAAACGGAGCTTGGTGCGCCGCGCCTCGAGCCGCCACCGCAGGAACGCCGTGACAAGCCCGTCAAAGGACGGCTGTCTGGTAAATATGTCTATCAGAGTGTATCGCTTCGTTAGCGTGTGCGGCGCACTGTGTACATCGTAGACGTCCGTGCAGAGTCGCCGAAGGAGAAACGCTCCAGAAGGTTTAACAATACCGACAAACTGATCGTTGCCGTCAATGATTGCACCCCGACCGTGATGATCGTCGTGCTGCCACTCGCCCTCGTAGACGCCGCCGTCCGGGAACGTGTGCTTGCCCTGACCGTGGCGCTTGCCGTCGCGCCACTCGCCGTCGTAGACGGCGCAGGACGGGTACGTATACTTGCCCTGGCCGTGGGGCTCGCCGCCGCGCCACTCGCCGTCGTAGACGGCGCCGTCCGGCCACTTCTCCTTGCCCTGGCCGTGGGGCTCGCCGTCGCGCCACTCGCCGTCGTAGACGCCGCCGTCCGGGTTCGTATCCTTGCCCTGGCCGTGGCACTTGCCTTCGCGCCACTCGCCGTCGTAGACGCCGCCGTCCGGGCTCGTGTACTTGCCCTGGCCGTGGCGCTTGCCGTCCTGCCACTCGCCCTCGTAGACGCCGCCGTTCGGAAACCTGGACTTGCCCTGGCCGTGGCGCTTGTTGTCCTGATATTCGCCCTCGTAGACGCGGCCGTCCGGCCACTTCTCCTTGCCCTGGCCGTGGCGCTTGTCGTCGCGCCACTCGCCCTCGTAGAAGGGCGCCAAGGCGCCGTGGTCGTAGCCGCTCGGGTTCGTAAACTTGCCCTGGCCGTGGCACTTGCCGTCGCGCCACTCGCCCTCGTAGACGCGGCCGTCCGGAAATGTTAACTTGCCCTGGCCGTGGCGCTTGCCGTCGCGCCACTCGCCCTCGTAGACGTCGCCGTCCAGCCGCGTCTGCTTGCCCTGGCCGTGGAACTCGCCGTCGCGCCACTCGCCGTCGTAGACGCCGCCGTCCGGGTTCGTGTACTTGCCCTGGCCGTGAAACTTGTCGTCGCGCCACTGGCCCTCGTAGAAGGCGCCGTCCGAAAACGTCGCCTTGCCCTGGCCGTTGCGCTTGTCGTCGCGCCACTCGCCCTCGTAGAAGGCGCCGTCCGGGTCCGGGTACGTCGCCTTGCCCTGGCCGTGACGCTTGTTGTCCTGAAACTCGCCCTCGTAGAAGGCGCCGTCCGGGTACGTCTGCTTGCCCACGCCGTGGCGCTTGTTGTCCTGAAACTCGCCCTCGTAGACGCGGCCGTCCGGGTACGTCTCCTTGCCCTGGCCGTGGCGCTTGTCGTCCTGAAACTCGCCGTCGTAGACGCCGCCGTCCGAAAACGTCTGCTTGCCCTGGCCGTGGCGCTTGTTGTCCTGAAACTCGCCGTCGTAGACGCCGCCGGCCGGGTACGTGATCTTTCCACGGCCGTGGCACTTGCCGTCCTGAAACTCGCCCTCGTAGAAGGCGCCTGCGTACGTATACTTGCCCTGGCCGTGGTGCTTGTCTTCCTGATATTCGCCCTCGTACGACATTGTGTAGAAGTGGTTCGGGTTGTTAGAGTACTGTTGAATGTTGTGTAGATGGTGAGCGCATTATGGTTGCTGCGGGTCAGTGGGCAAAAAGTGACAAAATCAAAAGTGACAAAAAAGCAAATTGTTACAAAAGTGACAAAAAAAAAGACAGTGGGCAATGTGACGCGCCTGTTGACCCGCGAAATCAAAACGAGAAAATTAACCGAGGTGTGTACATTCACGTTTACGCACGCGCTGATCAGAGGCAGAAAAGCGTACTGTATGCGAGTGCCTCGTCTACACTCAGTTTACACGTCGCTAGCACGCCCGAGTGTTCTTTGTGTGGCGCGTCGGCTTTCGTCCGTGGCTTTTTCCAATGCTTTCGCAAGATCGTCTCATTACAACAATATTGAAAACCCCGGGTAGTGAAGAAGCGAGCAACACGCGCGTCGTTGCGGACTGACAGCAGGATTGTCATCTTGTTCGCATTACGCCTCTGAATGTAACCGAGAAGCTGTGTACCAACGCCCTTGTTTTGTTCATCCGGTCGCACCAACATGTGTTGGATGGCCATGGCGCCCCCCTTGATCATCAACATAGCAATGCCCACCAGGATACCCTCTAGTCTTGCCTCTAACCACATAAGAGGAGCTGTGTTGATGCCCATTGTACCTCTACAAAGAGCTGGTGTATGCGCATATGGAGTGATCGCGCAGAATCGACGAATGTCGTCACTCCCTACTGGTTGCAGGGCGTCTTGCAATGTGTGCGAAAGGATCACACCAGTTCGCACCGCCTGTGTTATCGGTTTCTCCGTGGCAATCACACCGTTCACGGGGTCGTCTTCGTCGGACAGCTCGCCCGCCAACTTGTCCCACTTCGAGTAGTCCACCATTGGTGCCGTTGTGGTGCGGTTGTTGTGTGCTGCAGCCCTGCCCACACAAG